GTAAGGTCGGCAATATACTCAATAGGTATGAGCGTGCCGGTGCTGTTGTTTGCCGCCGTTCCGGGTGTTTCGCATACCACCCTATAACTTAAACCGGTTTCGGTGTCCTCCTCGGCCATTCGTTCCGTTACAACAAAGTTGAGATCCTCGCAAGAGAAACGGGATCCGATGGGCACCTCAATATTAAACTCCGCACGGAAAACCGCAGCACTTGCCGCTTTCGGGGAAAGCCCACGGTCTTTGGCTCGTTCAATAAGGTACTCACGGGGAGCCGAGGCAATATAGGTGGCGGTGAAAACAAAATCAAGGCCGATGTATAACTGCGCCAGCTCTGCCATTGACGGAGCCACGCCGTTATAAACCATTGAGCCCTCCCGCTTATCAAGTGCCGGGCTTATTCGCTCCAAGGCATTTGCAAGCAGGTTTTCATAGGTTTGATCGCCAAAAAGGCTCATACATCCACCTCCTTTGTGGTTTCTATTTCGCCGTAAATCGAGTGGATAATAAAGGTTGCTTTTACCGCCTTTTTGGTGGTTTCAAACTCCCAGCCATCCACCGCATTGATCCGGTCATCCTGGATAAGAGCCTCGGTAATACGGCGTTTTACCTCGCTCATAACATAATCTTTGGGCTGCCCGATAAGGTCCACAAGCTCCACACCGTAATTGTAGGAGTATATGGGGTACTGGTACCGTTCCACGCTTAATATAAGGTAAACGGCTTGCAAGAGCGCATCTGCCTCATCGGTCATACCTTTAACCCGCCCACGGTCTATATCCAGCTTGTAGGTGTAGCTTGGCTGCTGCTCAAGGGCAAAATCTACAAGCTCCAGATCATCGCCCGTTTGCGGTAAATATGAATTTTCAGCCATTGGGCACCTCCACTCTGTCTAAAACAATGAATTTTTGCCCGCCATCGCACCGGAGCAAAAGCACCTTTTCACCCACCGCAAGCCCAAGGTGTACCGTAAATTTTTTACGGCCCTTGTAGGTGTGGCTGTGCGTAAGGTCTTTGGCTCCGCCGTTCCCGGTGTTCCCGGAGTAGCTTTCGCTGCCGGAGGTTGTGCCGGAATAGCTGTGCTTGTGGGTGAGGTCAATGCTGCCGAGTGCGGATCCCGTGGTGTGGTCAACGGTCATATATACCGTATAATCACGCACGGCGTTGGTGAGTATAAGCTGTGAGGCGGGCACGGTGATCTTTTGGTTTATGCTGATTTTCAACGGGCTGGCTGAAACAACCTCCCCGATTTTCAGCGCCATAGGATCGTGGGCGTTTACCGCCTCCACAGCGGCCTGCTTAATAAGCTGCACCAGTTTGTTTGTGTCAAGCGACAAAGCTACCACCTCGCAGTTTTAGCTCCATAAGGTGCTCGTTGTCCTTGAAAGTGTGCTTTACCTGCTCCACCATTAAAAAGTTGGAAACATTCATATCACCCAGCCCAAGGATCACCACAAGCAAAGTGCCGGCACGCACCCGCACATCCCCTAAAACATTCTTTACGGAAAGCGTGCGGGTTTTGACATCGTACAGTTTCAGCAGGGCGGTTGCCATACTGGTAAGGTTTACGCTATCATCGTTTACCTTTTCCACATACTGCAAAACACCCCATTGGCTTATTGTGCCGCTGTCCTTTACCGTGATGGGATCCGAGCCCTCACGAAAGAGCCTTATTTTGTTGTATGTGCTATCCGATATGCTGGTTTTATAGTCAAAGTCCCCGGCGGTTTCATCGTTCACCACAAGCCCAAGTTTCATATTGGAAATGTTGGAAAGCGTGAGCTTGCCGGCTGCATCGTACAGCACATACATTTGGGTTTTGGCTTTGAGCGTTTCATCAAGGGCGTTTTGGATAATATCAAAAAGGGTTTTGTTATCCTCGGTGCGGCCCGCTATTTTATAGCCGGTGTCCTCCAGGGTGCCGATGTTAAGTCCAAAGTCCTCTGCAAGCATTTTTACAACCTCGGTTGCGGTCTTATTTTCGTATTGGAAATAGTCCTTATTTTTGAGGTAATAAAGCTGGTCATACACAGTAACCTTGATAACTTTATCATTGCTGCCCTGCCTTGATTTTTCAAACACAAAGCCGTAAAAGAGGGGTTTGCCGTCCACCGAAAACCGGCAGGCATCGCCCTCCGCAAAGTTGAGGCCATCCGTTTTGACAACCTCAAAGGTCATTTTGCCCGGCTGGCCCTTACGGTCCCACTCAATCGCTACACCGTCAACGATGGGCGGGTACATAAGGGTTTTGCCGTGCTGGATAAAAAGCTCATAAGTCATTACGGTATAGTAAACACTTGGCCAACATAAATGAGGTTGGGGTTTTTGATCTTGCTTTTGTTTGCCTCATAAATCTTGGTGTATTTTGCTCCGTTTCCGTAATACTTTTTAGCTATGCCCCAAAGCGTATCACCCTTTTTTACGGTGTAGGTGGTAGTTTTCGGGGCGGTTGTCGCTGTCCGTTCCGTTGTAACGGTGGCGGTCTTTGCAGCCGTTGTGGTGGCTCCCTGCTTTTGCAGGTACTTTAAGGCTACCCAGGAATAAAGCTCCTTTATGAGTGCCTCCTCGGTGCCCACATTGGTTTGCACTTTATCCACGGTGTACCATTTGCCAATATAGGCGTTTGGCACCTTAATGCCACGGTACGCCGGAGCTGCACCGCCATACACCGCACCGCTTATGATGGCAACCTTATCACCAACGCCAATTTTGCTGTTGGCTGTGGCTGCCGTGGATCCGGAGGAGGTGCTTTTTGTGGCTTTGGCGGGCTCTTTGGTATCGTTGTGCACCGTTTCCGTTTTGATCGTAACGGTTTTGGTGCCATAATCACGGTACTGCTTGAGCTTTATCTCCACGCTTACATCAAGGCCGTTTTCGGCGTTTTCCTCAATGTTGTAGTCCTCCACGCTCACCTTGATATTGGTATCAAAAAGCAAGCGCCCGGCGGGGCTCGTTCTGGTCATAATAAACTGCGTTGTGGTGCGGTTGGTCTTTGCCTTTTCCAAAAGGTTAAGGTAATAGTCCGGGGTTTTGCTCCCGGACAGCATCGGCAGGGTAAGCGGGAGGGTAATATCCGTGAGCCCAGGTAGCTTTAAGAAATTGATCTCGCCCTCGTTCAAAAGGGTTACGGTCTTATTGGCTCCTTTAATTTTGAGGGTTAGCTTTCCGGGCGTTTCCGGCATAAGCTCCCCAAACAAATAGCATTTATAACTCACATCAATACACCCCCTCGCCGGCCGTAGCCAAAGCCTCGGCAACGCCATTGGTTAAATAACTGATAACGCCGTCAAGGTCCATATCGCTGTCAATTCGGTTTGTCATACCGGTCATATCAACCTTTATTTCAGCTGTGGTAAACCGGTTGATCGCCTCTTTTTCGGCAATATCACGCAGGTAGGAAAGCTCCTCGCTGCTCTTGCTTGTGTTGTTGGCTGTATCGCTCGTTGCATCCGCAATATCACCGAGCGTATCACCATACCCGATGGGATCGGAAACGCCGCCAGCCCCATTGAGGCCGAGCTTATCCATAATGCCACCGAGGGAAAGGTTATCGCTCATCCAATCCTTGATACCGGCACCAACGGCAGCACCTTTGCTGTACGCATCGGAGCCCCAGCCGTCCTGGAATGTGTCAAAGGTATTAAAGCCCTCACCAACATTGCCCCAATCAATCTCGTTGGTGTTCCAAGCATCCGCAACGCTGCCATAGTCATAGGTGCTCATTGCATCGCTTACATTGTCATAGGCAAAGGTGCTAAAACCATCTGCCCAGGCAGCGCTTATGCTGGTGTAGCTTTCCTTTTTGCTGTTCAGCTCGTCAATTTTCTTGGCCGCAAAATCAAGCCCGGAGGTGTCGATGTTTACGCCCATCCAGCCAAGCACTTTGTTTGCCGTGTTTGCAAGGCTCTTGAGCCCCTGCATAATAACATCAAGCATTTTCCAAAAGCCCTGCTGAATACCAACCCAGGCATTGTTAAACGCAACGCCCACATTGGTGGCGGCTGCTTTTAGCACATTCCATATACCCATACCGAGGTTTGCAAACCAAAGCCCGGTATTTTTGATAATGGCCCACGCTGCGTGTGCAAGGTTAGCAAACCAAAGCCCGATATTTTTTATAACGGTCCAGATGGAAAGCCCCAAGTTTGCAAACCACAAGCCCACATTTTTTATCACATTCCAAGCGGCAATGCCGCAGTTTGCGATCCATAGGCCAACATTTTTGAAAAGGGCTCCAAGCCACCATATTGCTCCCATTATTTCCTCCGTGAATATCACAAAAAGAACAATGAGCACAACGATAAGGGCAATGATCCAAGTAATGGGGCACGCCCAGAGGGCGGCGTTAAGCCCGTATTGTGCCGCTGTGGCGGCAAGGGTTGCACCAGACTGCAACATCGTGGCGGCAGCAAGCACACCCTTTACGGCTGCTGAAATCGTTTCAACCGCCTTTATGGCAAGCACAGCACCCTTGTAGAGTAAAAGTGCTGTTACGATGCCGCCGATTATCGGGGCTATCCAGCTCCAGTTGTTTGAAACAAAATCATACACATTGGCACACCCCTCCACGATCTTTGAGAGGATATACACAATAAAGTTTAGTGGCCGTGCAAGCCCCACGATCATACCTTTTAGCTTTTTGCTGTTCCTCGTGATGGTGTCAAAAAGCCGCATAATGGTTGGGTATATTCGTGATGCAAGCTCCTCCCGCATATCGCCAAAGGCGTTTTTCATTTGTATAATTTTGCCTTGCGGGGTGTTTGCCATTTGCTCGGCAAGTTTACCCCAGCTTTCGTTTACAACATCGCTGATAACAAGGGCCTTTTCCATATCCGTGCCGTTTTCTATGATTTTCTTTTGCTGATCCGTAAAGGTAAAGCCCTTTTTGGTCATAGCATCATAGCTGCCGTTTACGATCTTTCCAAGGCCGGTGGCGTAGTCCACCATTTCCTTGTAGCCAACCTCACCGCCTCCGGACATACCGGCGGCATAGTTTGCCAAGGTATCCATCATAACGGCAATGGCCTTATCGTCCGACATATAGGTTGCAAATTCAGCTGCACCGCCTATAAGCGCCTCATCACCAAAGGATGTTACTTTTTGCAGAGAGGCGGCTTTTTCTTTCAGCATATCAAATGCACCGCCAACGGCACCCATATTTTTAAGCACCGTTTTAAGCTGCTGCTCTGCGTTATTCTGCGTGTCAAAGAGGGAAAGGCTTTCCTTTACCCACACAACACCTTTCATACCGAGGTAGGCGGCAGCAATGGCCTTTACTTTACCGAGTAAACCACCGGCCGCACCGGTCCCGGCTCTTATGCCTTTGTTTAGCTGGTTTTGCTGCTCGTTACATTCTCGGTAATTCTGCTCCATTTCCTCAATAGCCGCATTTGCCCGGCCAATTTCCTGCCGTGCTGCACTTATATTGGCGGTATTAAAGGTTTGCCCGGAGGCTCTTTGTACCGCCTCAAAGCTATCAAGCACGCTGCTCATCGCCTTGTTTATGCGCTTGAGTGTTGTGCTCATACCGTCATTGAGGATAAGGGAGGATCTAACTGCACCCATATATGGCGCCACCTCCTCTCCGGAAAATTAAACCGGCACCGCAAAACGGCGCCGGTCTATTTCCGTCTTTTTGCTTTTCGTTTCGCCGCATCTGCCTCTTTCTTTTCGTTCTCAACCCTTACATCAATGGCGGCAATTACAAAAGCACGCTCGTAAGGATCCAGCTCCAAAAATTCGGAGGGTTTCCAGCGGAATTTGTGGAGGGCGTAATAGGCGTAGTTTGCCTCATAATCGCCCTCCAGTATTAGTTTTTTGCCTCATCGACAAGATCACCGTCTGCCGTAAAGCCGCAGAGCTCGGTAATTGCAAGAATGTAATTATCAAACTCACCGGGCGTAAGCATAGCGGAAATGAGCGCCTCGGCACCCATAACGCCGTAGCTTTCCTGGAGGTCGGCATCGTTGAGATCGGGGAAAACGGTGCACTTAACAGCCAGCTTTGCCTGGTACTGTGCCGTGTCAAAGTCCTGGGTGTACTGCCCACGCTTTCCGTTTACCTGCACATTTCGGATGCTTTCCTTGCGGATCTTTTGGTTTTCGGCGGCCGTAATACAAGTGATCTCCCACTCCATAGGCTTGCCGTTTTCATCGGTGAAACGGGGGGATGCTGCAAATTTGCGGTTTTCAACCTTTCTGGCGTTCTGCGCCAGAAATGCGGATAAGTTTTTTGCCATAGTAGTTTTACCTCCTTAAATTTGTGGCTTACATATAAGCCGGGTTGTGGAATTTTTCGGGGCGTGTGTAGCCGCCTGCAAAGCCGCTGATCTCCTGCTCAATGAAATCATCCTCGGAGCCAGCCAGCGAAAGCAGCACATCACCATCCAGCACACAATCATTGTAAACCTTGGTGCTGCGGCCAACCGAGGTGGCGGGATCCTCGTTAGAGGTCTGCACATCAAAGGTGGGCATAACACCGGTTTTAATGAATTGGTCAAGCACATCGTCAAAGATCTCCGTGCTCTTGTAGATGGTCATAGTGAAAGACAGCTCAACCGTGGTTGCCTTTTTACCCATAATGACGGAGCCCATACGGGGCACATCCTGGGTGGAAACATTGGCCTTGCCCTCAAAATTCTTGCACATAAGCATTGCATACCGTTTGCCTTTGAGCGTTACAAAAACCTCGGCCCATTTGGCAACCGGAGCATCGTTAGTGTTCATAATCTTGTTTTCGTTCATTTATGCCACCCTCCTTTACTGAATGATAACGCTCATATAGAGCTGGCTCATAGCATTTACAATGTTGAGCCCATTGATCGTAAGCACAACCGCACCCTTGTGATCGCCCACGGCAACCTCCACGGTATCGGTGTCAAAGTCCTCAACCGCCCGGATGGTTTCAAGCTGCTTAATGAGCTTTACAATATCATTCCAAAGGGTAGCACGGCCGGAGCCGTCATTCGGAACGATACCCACATAGCGGGTGTTAAAGAGCACGGCCACATCGTTGGCGATCTGGTCGCACACACGCACGGTCTGGTTGCTCTGGA